TGAACGCTAATAAAGAATGTCAAAAGGCAGTTCTTAAAGTGAGTTCACAAGGTATTGCAACTATCAGTTTTAACATTGATGATTACTATTCGGAGTACTACTTAGTAGCAACACAACAAACTAATTAATGTATTTAAAGTATTTTGACAAGTTCAAAAATATGGAGCCTTACCTTTACATCCGACAGGGTGAATGGGAGTATATAAAACAAACATTTGATAAAGAAGATGTAAAGGAAAGTCTTGCTAAAGTCGCGATGACTTATCCACTACCTTACGCTGATATTTCAGAGAATGATGCCACAAAAGAGTTGAGAAAACTCAAGGGTATGAGACATAATGAAATATTAGTAGAGGGTGAATGGTTTGCTCGAGAGGGAACTGAATACAAATACGATTTAACTTGGGAAGGTAAACAACAATATTTTCGTAGAGTTAATATTGGAAATAGTTCAAGTAATTATTTCCAACAAAAGAATCGTTGGAGTGTTGATGGTACAATTGCACCTGGTCCTGAACGAACTTGGGGTAGTGAAAAATTTATGACGAGTTTGATGGGTGCGGCATATACATTAAAATTACCTTGTATAGATAAAAAGTATTTGAGAACAATGATTAGTTTGAGAAAGTATATTTGTTCTCAATTCAAACCAAATGTTGCCAAAGTACTTTACGATAAACTAAATAGTAAAAGTATCTTAGATTTCTCGGCAGGATGGGGAGATAGATTGGCTGGATTCTATGCGAGTGAAACAGGTGAATATTATCTTGGAATAGACCCGAGAAAAGAAAATCATCCTATTTATCAAGAACAAACAGAATTTTATGAGAAACATAGAACAATGTTTGAAGTTGATAAGAGTGTTGATTTTGTTATATCACCTGCGGAAGAAGTTGAGTTTACTGAAATGGGTGAGTTTGATACCGTATTCACATCACCGCCATATTTTGGTGTTGAGAGATATAGTTACGATGATACACAAAGTTGGGTTAGATATAAAACTATTGATGAATGGAATGAAAAGTTCTTACAGAAAACTATTGAAAAGATATGGCCTTCAATCAAGAGTGGTGGATATTTAATGGTAAATATATCTGATGTTTACGCGAGTAGTGGTGCAAAACAAAAAAGGTTAAATACAAACGGAAAGTATTGGTTAGAGATTTGTAATCCTATGAATGATTTCATAAGTACATTTGGTGATTCAGAGTATCAAGGTTGTATTGGTATGGAACAGCTGCTGATGATAGATTCTCTGATGATTCATTAGAACTTGCAGAACAAACAAAAGATAAAACATTTTGTGAACCTATTTGGATATGGAAAAAAATATAAAAGAATATTTTAAGAAGTTTTATAATATGAAACCTTATCTTTATATACCTGAAGATGAGTGGCAAATGATTATGAAAACTTGGGAAAAGGAAGAAGTGGTAGAGTCTTTATCAGAAGTTCTACATACTTATCCTTGTCCTATTCCTGAAATATCAGAAGAGGACACACTAAAGAGTTTGAATAAATTAAAGGGTGTTCAATTTAATGATATCTTAGTTGAGGGTAAATGGTTTCCAAGAAATGAAAATCAATATAATTATCCACTAACTGATTTATATTTCAAGAAAGATAATTCAGGTAACAATGCATCAAATGGATTTCATATTCAAAATAGATGGAAAGTTGATTGGGTGAGAACACCGAGTGGTTGGAGAACTTGGCAGACAGTAAAAGGAATTAAAACAATTGTTAGGGCATTCTATACATTAGAACAAGTATTAACAAAGGTTGATTTACAATCAATCAGAATGGCAACCACATTAAGAAAGTATGTGGCATCACAATTTAAACCAAGTATTGCGAAAGGATTTTATGATTATTTTAAAAGTGTTAATGTACTCGACTTTAGTGCTGGTTGGGGTGATAGGTTGGCTGGGTTTTATTGTGGAGAGACAACAAAATCATTCGTTGGGATTGACCCAAACACAAACAATCATCCAAACTATAAAAAACAAGTTGAGTTCTATAAAAAACATCAAACATTTTTTGAAGAACCAAAAGAAGTAGAATTAATTTGTTCACCTGCAGAAGATGTAGATTTTACAAAGTATGAAAATCACTTTGATACAATCTTTACTTCACCACCTTATTTTAATGTAGAGAAATATTCAGATGAAGATACACAAAGTTATAAACGATATACAAATATTGATAGTTGGAACAAAGATTTTTTACATTTTACACTTGATAAGTTGATATTTACTTTAAAGAAAGATGGTATATTGGCAGTTAATATTTCTGATGTATATTCTGCACCAGATAAAGGTTATTTAGAAATATGTAATCCAATGAATGATTTTTTGAAATCAAAGGGATTGGAATATTATGGTTGTATTGGAATGGAAATGACCAAACGATTCAATAGTGGTGGTGCAGGTAACGCCAAGAGTGAATATTTTAATGAAGAACTAAAAGAAAAAACACAAGAAACACAAAACACAGCATTTGGAGAACCAATTTGGATATGGAAAAAGAAATAAAAAATACATTATGGGTTGAAAAGTACAGGCCGTCATCACTTGACAATTACATAGGTAATGAACACCTAAGAAGTAAAGTCAAGGTCTACATCGAGAGTGGAGATTTACCACATCTTCTATTATACGGACGAGCTGGTACAGGTAAAACCACTCTCGCGAAACTACTTGTTAATAATATAGAATGTGATTATCTATATATTAATGCATCTGATGAGAATAGTGTTGATGTTGTAAGAGAAAAAGTTAAGAACTTCGCCTCAACACTTGGGTTCCAAGAGATGAAAGTCATTATCTTAGATGAGTGTGATTACATTACACCAAATGCTCAGGCTGCATTAAGAAACCTAATGGAAACATTCTCAAAACATTGTAGGTTTATCTTGACTTGTAATTATGTTGAGAGAATCATTGACCCAATACAATCAAGGTGTCAATCATTTCAGATTATTCCACCAGATAGAAAACAAGTTGCAGTTCACTTATCAGATATATTGACTAAAGAAAAAGTTAAATCAGAAATAAATGATATTGTAACTATAGTTAATGGTGGGTTTCCTGATTTAAGAAGAGTAATCAATGCCGCACAAAGACAAGTGGTGAATGGTGAATTGGTTATTGATGAGGGTATGAGTATTCAAAATGATTACAAGAACCAAGTGTTAGAGATATTAAAAACACAAGATAAAAAGAGTTCGTTCAAAAATATCAGACAATTATTAGCAGATTCAAAGGTAACAGATTTCTCTGATTTATTCAGATTGTTATTTGATACAGTCGATGATTGGGGTAAAGGGCATGTGGCGGAGTGTATTTTACTATTGGCTCAATATCAACAATCAGATGCAGTAGTTGTGGATAAAGAGATAAATATTATGGCGATGTTTACTGAACTTATTGGAAAAATAAAGTGAGAAAAGGATTTTGTGTTTCACCATTTCGATATGCCGAAGTAAGAGATAATGGAGATGTTTGGCAGTGTTGTACAAGTTGGATAGAAAAACCAGCTGGTAATATTTTATCAGATAGTTGGGAAAATATTTGGAATAGTGATTACGCGAAAAGATTAAGAAGAAGTATGCACAAGGGTGATTTTTCTATGTGTGATGAAAACTTATGTCCTTACATTCAAAAGTGGAACAAAGGTGAAGAAGATTATTCAGCATACTTTCCAATATATGATGAATCAACATTTGAAAAGTTATGGGATGCGAAAGAAATAAATCCTAATGGAAAGAAAAAGTATCAAGATATAATTGAAAACAAAACTATTGATTTACCTTATGGTCCTGAAAGTGTTACATTCGCTCACGATAGGAGTTGTAATTTAGCATGTCCATCTTGTAGAAAAGATTTTTTTAAAACAGAGGGTAAAGATAGAGAACAAACTTATAAGATACAAGAGTTAATTATGGGAGAACCTATATGTGATACTCACGAAGTTTACATAACTAATTCAGGTGATGCATTTGGAGCTGATGTATTTAGAGATTTGTTAAAAATGATTAACACTAAAGACTTTCCAAATTTAATTAATTTACATTTACATACAAATGCTAATAGTTGGTCAAAAACACATTGGAATAGACTTAAAAATCTACACGATATTCCAAGATTAACTTGTCATATCAGTATTGATGCGTGTACAAAGGAAACTTATGAAATAGTAAGAAAGGGTGGTAAGTGGGAAACACTTCAGAAAAACTTGAAGTTTATATTTGAAGATATTCCTAACTTAAAATTTATTAGAACATCATTTGTTTGTCAAGATTTAAATTACAAAGAAATGAGTGGTTTTGTAGAATTAATTGATGATTTAAGTTATGGTTCAAATGCCGTAGTTGAAGTAGAGTTTGGACAATTTACTGATTGGGGTGTAAGTTCAAAAGAAATAGTTGAACAAAGACAAATATTTAAACGAACACATCCTGATTATAATTTGTTTTTAGAAGAATATAAAAAAATGTTAAAGTTAGATAAAAAAGTTATCATTACAGATAATTTTGATATATCAGAAGAGGAGTTAAAATGAGTGAAGAAAGAACATACCAACAACCACCAGAATTAGATATTTCAAAAGCGGATACTATTACTTGTGAAGAATGTGGAAATGCATCTTTTATACCAGCGTTCTTTTTGAAAAGAATATCTGCGTTGATGAGTCCAACAGGTAAAGAAGCGATTGTACCAATCCAAGTTTATAGTTGTGGTAATTGTGGAACCGTTCCACAGAAGATGTTAGCATCAGTTCAACAAGAAGTAAATGTATAGATGTATTATAAGATAGATTTAAATAATTACAAACCTAAAGAGGTTCGTCATTATTTAACATTTAATGATTATAATAAAATAAGTATTTATCAATTAGAAGCCATTGAAAATGAATTAAATAATTTTAAAGATTCATTTGGTCGACCTTGGAAAGAGTGGGATATGTCTGATTTAAAATATAGATTAGAAAACAATTGGAGATTTTATTTAGTTGGTAATGGTAGAGATGGGTTGGAATTGCCAGTTATTGAGGGTTGGGCATTCATAGATTATAATTGGGAAATGCCTTACTTGTCTAATCGTTATGTAGTTCCACAATATAGGGACGGAAAACTCGGAGAAGATTTAGTTTGGATGCGATTTAATGATTTAAAAGAACAAGGTTACGATAATTGTTATGGATTTATTGATAATTGGAATACACCTGCTAGAGTAATTAGTAGAAAACTTAAAGGACTTGTAGAAGAGTATGAAAGCTTGGATATTAAAAAGAAATAGAACAGAATTTGAATTATGTGATGTTCCAAAACCTACAATCAAAGATGATGAGGTTTTGATAAAGTCAAAAGTTTGTATGGTAACATATAATCTTGTGTGGTCGGCTAATGGTAATCCAGTGGATATGAATAAATTGTATAATCGTGATTACACAATTTTTGGAACTGATGGTGGTGGTATAGTAGAACAAGTCGGTAAAGATGTTTCCGATGTTAAAGTTGGAGATGAGGTTATAGTTTACTCTATGATGAATGAAAAAATATTCGGATATGAAACTACTAATGGATTATTAGGAGAGTATGCGGTAGTGAACCAAGATATGTGTTATTTAAAACCAAGTTATTTAGATTGGAAAGATTGTTGTGTTGGTTACTATGGAACTAACTTACAAGCATTAATGAATAGTAATTATAAAAAAGACGACATTGTGTTAGTGTGGGGTGGTAGTGGTTCTTGTGGAACATCTGCTATCCAATTGTGTAAAGAGTTAGGACTTAGTGTTTACACTATTACATCTGATATTTTAAATAGTAAAGCAGATTTATCTTTTGATAGAACAAAGTTTGACTTAAACCAAAAGTCATCTTTAATTATGATGAGAAAATCTATGAAATCATCAAAAGGATTACCTACAATCATTATAGATTACTTAGGACAAGATACATTAGATTATAGTTTAAAGTTGTTGGATAAAAAAGGAAAGGTGGTAATTTACGGAGCACACACAGGTTATGATGTTTCTTTTGATAGTAGATATCTATGGTTGAATCAAAAAAAGATTATTGGTAGTCATTATTGTAGTAAAGAAAATTTTGAGAAGTCATTGAAGTTAATGAAAAATATAAAACCAAACTCAACGGAACATAGTATTTATAACTTTGACTCAGTATTCAATGACTTAAAACAAAACAAACTAAATGGATTAAATTCTTTGATTTGGTAATATTTATTCTTAGGAGAAAATTATGTCAGTAAAAACAGAATCAACAAATTTATTAAATTACATCACAGGTAGTGCGGGTGGTTGGCCAGTAAATACTAAAGTTGGAATAGTAGGAAACCTTGATTACTTAGTTGAAACAGGTTCAAATGATGTGTATTTTATTGAAATGAATACTAATATTTCATTAGATGGTTCTATATCAGACCAAACTTCAATGTATAATAAAGTATCAGATTATGCTAATGAACAAGATTGTGAGACTTGTTATGTTTATGGTGTTCACGAATCATACAAATCAAATCCTACTTCATATCAAAGAGATTTGATAAGTTCAAGTTTTGCAAGACACGGAATATCAGTAAATTTTGAATATAATAATAGTACATCACATACATATTTTGCTCAAAGAACAATGGAACAATACTCAGGTAGTTTTCATTTATTTGTACAATCACCTTTTTATAGTGATGATAACTTATTTAGTATCGTTAGTGGTTCATACAATAAAATTAATTTTAGAAGTATTGTAGGTTCTTCACCAGAATCTAATAGTTTAATACCATTATTTGATTCATCATCACCATCAACAAATGTAAATAATCCTGATTTTATTATTAAAAATCCAAGTTTAGATGGTGGATTTATTAACAATTATAAAATGTATGATTGGAATGGTTCTAATTCAAGAATATCTCAGGCATTAACATCTGCGAGTTCCGCGGGACATATAGTTGAAAAGTTTATTGTAATGAGTGGAAGTGCACAAAATTTAGAAACGGGTAGGTTTGTTTATTTAACCACACCAACAAAACAAGTAGAGTTAAGAAATGATGTAGTTCCACTGTTACATTATAAATCAGATGGGAATGATGGATACAATATCAAATCATATGGAAGAACGACAGCTAGTGGTAGTTTAATTAGTATGTTTGATGGTTCTACAAAACAAGTTCAAGATGTAGAAGTTGGAGATGTAGTTTCATCATATTGGCCAGATGGTATGAGTTTAAGTGATATAGATTATAGAGATTATACCATCACAAACTTAACAGGTTCTATGAGTGGTTCAATTGTAGTTGGAGTTTCATCAGATGAAAGAACTGAACATTATTTATTAAATGGAACAAAAATATTATCTAAGTCAAGTTTTATGGCTGGAGATTCGGATTATTTTGTTAAATCAAGTGGAACTTGGGGTTGGAAAAAAACAAGAAATATTTCAGTAGGTGATTATCTACTACAAGGAGACGGAACAGAATTAGAAGTTACATCACTAACAGAACATACAGGCTCTATGACCTTTTATTCATTGGATGTAGAGGATATTGATACTTATTTTCAAAGTGATATTTTAGTTCACAACATACCAAAGAGGTAATATGAAATATAATGATGGTTTTAAATATTCAATACAAATTCCAAACTTTCTGTCACCAGAAAAGTGTGATGAATTAATCAATGATATAAAAAATTCTGAACAAGATGTGATTGGTTGTGTTGGAGATGAAAGAGGTGGAACTGCAATCATACCAGAAATTAGAAAAACTAATGAGTGGTATTTGTTTGACCAACCTGATAATAAATTTAGACCAGATAAAGTAAACAAAGATTGGAAATGGTTACAAGATAAAATGTTCCAAATGGCCAATATCGTAAATGATAAAATATTTCAATTTCACATCGAGGGTTGTGATGATGAACTAAAACTTATCGAGTATACAGAGGGTGGATTTTATGGTTGGCACACGGACTTCAACGCAGGTAGTTGTTCCAACAGAAAATTAGTAGGGATAATCCAATTAACAGACCCGAGTGAATATGAGGGTGGAGATGTTCAATTCGGTATCCAAGATAAAGATACAAAAGAGTGGTATACAATGAACAAACTAAAAGGTTCAATAACTTTTTTTCCGGCTTTCTTGTGTCATAATGTTGTTCCAATCAGTAAAGGTAAACGATATGTTATTCAAGAAATATTCGTTGGAGACCATTTTAGATGACACAAAACGATAATTTTGAGTGGTATGTTCATATACCATTTTTAAGTGAAGAACAATGTGATGAGTTGTTATTACAATTAAAATCAGAAAATGGTTGGTCAAGAGCACAAGTTATAAATCCAAACACTTTAGAAGAAGAAGAATCTGAATACCGAAAATGTGATGAGTTATTTTTAAAGAAAAGTCATAATAAAGAAATAAAAGGAAACTATGATTGGATTTTAAAAAAGTTAGATACAATTGTAAAAATAACTAATAACAGAATTTGGAACTTCGATATACAAGAAACTTCTGGTGATTTCAGAGTTTTAAAATATAATATTGGAAACGAATTTGGTTGGCACTCAGGAACAGATAAAGGTTATCTATCGTTAAATAAAATAACTTGTTTAATACAATTATCAAATCCAGAAACAGACTTTGAGGGTGGAGACTTACATTTTGCGTTTCAAGATGATGATGGTAATTTTTTTAAAGCACCATATAAAAAGGGATATTTATTTATGTTTCCATCATTTGCGAACCATATGGTAACTAAATTAATTAGTGGAGAGAGGTATATAATGAGAGAAACTTATCTTGGAGAACCATTTAAATGATGTATGAATTTCAAAAACAAGAAAAATTTAAGTTCAATGAGTGTAGTATAATGGATGGAAAAGATATTGTTATGCACGAGTGGGAACATCCAATGATGAAAAAACACGCAGAAATAGTTTGTCAAAATGGTGGTGATATTTTAGAATTAGGATTTGGTATGGGAATTAGTGCGGGATATATCCAACAACAGAATATTAAATCACACACCATCATTGAAAAGGATAAAGATGTTCATAAAAGACTTTGTAAGTGGGCAGAAGATAAACCAAATGTAAAAATAATCTTTGGAGATTGGGTTGATAATTTACCAGATAAAAAGTTTGATGGTGTATTTTTTGATACCTATAATGATATAAACAGAATGTTTTTACCACTAAGGTTATTATCAGTATTCAAAGAAACTACTATTGTAAGTTGGTTTAATACATATTTAGCTGAGGATAATATATATTCCAAAAGTTTATTACAAAATAGTTCAGTAAAATATCATAAAGTAAACATTAAAATACCTGAATATGTAGATTACTTTTTAAAAGAATATAAAGATGAATATTTTGTTCCTGAATGGAGTATTGGTGAAAACGACACAAAAGAAAAGTATATGAAAATATTACATAAGATGAGAAAATGATGAAACAAAATAATAATTTTCAATTTGTAATTCATAGAGATAATTTTTTATCAAAAACACAATGTGATAATATTATAAAATTATTTGATGAAAATAAAACATCAAGTTCAGAATTAGCTGGTGAATATAATGGCTCGTTATTAAATAAAAATGTTCGTGATGCAAAAGAGATTATATTTGAAGATGATTATATTAAAAATAAAATAAAAATGGTATTAGAGTTGGCTAACTTATCTATATACAAATATAATATACAAGAATTAGAGGATGTAAAGTTATTAAAATATAATATTGGTGGTAAATATAAATGGCATACTGATGTAGGTTCTAAAGAAACTTCTACAAGAAAATTAACTGCTATTGTTCAGTTGAGTGATGAACAAGATTATGAGGGTGGAGATTTAGAATTTGGAATCACAGATGAGTTGGGTGAAAACAATTATGTTGCTACTAAAAAACAAGGTAGTATTATTGTATTTCCATCATTTTTATCACATAGAGTGATACCTATTACTAAAGGTACACGATACTCATTATTAACTTGGATGAACGGAGATAGTTTTGTATAAAAAGAACAAAGATTTTAAATGGGCGATAGCGAGAGATAATTTTTTGACTCAAAATGAGTGTGATGAGATTATAGAAAAAATAAAAACTCAAAATAAAATGTTTGATAATGAAGATTTCATTGAAAGAAATGGTAGTTGGGTTGATTTTAATAATGACCCAATTAAAGATAAAATATTTAATGTAGTTAAAGTGGCCAATTCTATGTGTTTTAAATTTAATATAGGTGGAGTTGGTGGTTGTTACGGAAAACATTACTTTGCGAAAGATTTCGAAAAGTTATGTGAAAATGGACCACTACATTCAGATTTATCACCTGAAGATAATAAACTAGCTCACGGTGATTATAGTGATGAGGTATTTGAAAAGGAAATTAATGTATTTGATACCACCACAAAATTAACAGCTATTGTTTTTTTGAATGATGATTTTGAGGGTGGAAACTTAGTTATTTGGGATGCTCCTATTAAAGTAAAACCAGGTAGACTTGTTATTTTTCCATCTTTTGCAGGTCATAGGGTAGAGAAATTTACAGGTAATGATAGATTTGTTCTCGCTACTTTTATTAAAGGTGATTACTTTAAATAAAATTCATTTTCAGAAAAAATTAAACTATTTATATAAAAGGTTTCAAAATGTCTAAGAGTTTATTCGACCACATAAAACAAATAACAAATGTACAAAATACATTGTATTGGGATTCACTTTCCGATGGTGATAAGAAAAGTTGGAGTAACTATATGGTTCATCGTTTTCTTAGTATGAAATCAGAATGGATTCAAGTAGTGAATGAGATACAAAAGTATTGGGAGTTGGCTCCTAAGAATGTATATCAGTTTTATATCGATATAATTCCAAGAGGTAGAACATTTTTAAAGTATACGAAATCTAAAAAGAAATCTAAAGTTGAGAAGTGGGCTATGGAACACTTAACAGATTACTTTGAGTGTAGTACAAAAGAGGTTGAGGATTACCTTGAAATATTAACCAAAGAACAAGTTACCACAATCATTATGAAGTATGGTGTGGATGACAAACAATTGAAAAAGATATGGGTGAAGTAGAATACAAAAATAATTTAGAAAGAACACTTGAGTATTTTCGTCATTTTGATAGAAAAGGTTTGTTAAAGAAATTAGTTAATAAAGATGAACCTGTAATTCTTGATATTGGTGCGAGTGTAGGACAAACACTAAAAGAATTTAAAGAGATTTGGCCAAATAGTTATGTTCATTGTTTTGAACCTTTGGTGGAATCTTATAATGAGTTAGTTAAAAATAATTTTAAAAGAGTAAAGTACAATAATTTTGCATTAGGTAATGAAAACTCAATGAGAAAAAAGTTCTATTACCATAAGGTTCAACCAATGTTAAGTGGTTTTGAAAAAATAAATAAAAGAAGTAAAGATAGTATTGCGATAAATAATCCATCGATGGCTGGGATTTCAAAGGGTGAGTTTGTGAAAAATATAAATGATGAAATTACCGTAGAAGTAAAAACATTAGATGATTGTTGGTTTAGTGGAGATATAGATATAATAAAATTAGATGCTCAAGGTGGAGAATCTAAAATTTTTGAGGGAGCTCAAGAAACTTTAAAAAGAACAAAAGTAGTTTTAACAGAATTACACTTTTACGATTTATATGAAAATAAAAAGAGTTTTAGTGATATAGAAAAATACTTACATCCAGCCGGATTTCGTTTATATGATATAAGTCATATTAGTAAAAATCCTATGAACGGTAGAACAGATTGGGTTGATGTAATTTACACAAAGGAGAAGTAATGGCAAATAATTTCAGAAATGAAGAAAAGTTTTACCTACAAGAAATTGAGTGGGGTGTTAATTCAAAAACCAACACCACTTATATGAATTATGAGTTTGATATAGATAGTTTATATAGTACGATATTGAAATTAGATTATCTACAAAGATGTAATCCAGGTACTGATATTAATTTAAATATTGCTTCTTATGGTGGTGATGTTTATGCAATGTTAGGGTTAGTAGATTATATCAGAGGATTAGATGTAAAGGTAAACACACATTGTGTTGGAACTTGTATGAGTGCCGCTTCAGTATTGTTGGCTTGTGGTACAGGTACAAGAACTATGACAAAACATTCAACCGTAATGGTACACGAGGGTTCTACATTTGAGGCAGGTAGAAATACTGATGTTAAAAAAGGTGTAGAACATATTAGTGAGTTACAAAAAGATATTAATAATTTATTGGGTGAAGTTACAAATAAAGAAGCTAGATTTTGGGAACTCACACAAAGAAACGATACTTACTTAAATGCAGAACAATGTGTTGAATATGGTATTGTTGATGAAATTAAATAAAAAAAGACTTGACACTTATATCTAAAGTGTTGTATATTAACATATAATAAATTGGAGAATAATATGGTAAAGACTATTAAAGATAGTCCTACATTCAGTATGGAAGATGCACATACAGAATCAGCTGATGTTGTAGATGTTGTTGGTTATATGGAAGAACAATATCCACAAATGACGGAAGAGTTCAAGAAAATTCAAAGAGAACAATATGAATTATTCCTACATAAACAACACGATTATGGGCCACAAAATATTGCAGTAGGACAAGAACTAAAAAATGATGAAGAGAAACGATTGGAGTGATGGCACAAGTAGTCGCGAGAGGTAAATGGGCAAAATAAGTTACAGTCAATTCTCACAATGGGATAAATGTCCACAAATGTGGAAGTTGAATTATCTTGATAAACTTGGTACATTTCAAGGTAATATCTATACGATATTTGGTTCGGCGTTACACGAAACCATTCAAGCATATTTAGTTGCATACTATAATAAAACAATTAAGATTGCAGATTCATTACCATTAGGTGATATTCTACAATACAGAATGGAAGAGAACTACAAACAAACCAAAGAAAATTCAGAAGTACCTGTCGAAGTAACACTTGAGGAAATGAAATCTTTTTATCAAGATGGATTGAATATTATTGAAGAGTTCCTGAAAAGAAAGAATAGTTACTTCCCAAAGAAAGACCACGAACTATTAGGTATTGAATTGGATATTGATTTTAATCTACCAAAAGATATGAGGTTTGTTGGGTTTATGGATGTTGTAATTCATAATAAAAAGACTGGTAGAGTTAGAATTATTGATATTAAAACATCTACTCACGGATGGAACAAATATATGAAAGCTGATAAGAACAAAACTAATCAGTTATTATTGTATAAAAAGTTCTTTTCAAAACAGAGAGATATTCCTGAAGATAAAATAGATATTGAATATTTAATATTGAAGAGAAAATTGTATGAGAATATACAATATCCACAGAAAAGGTTACAAGTGTTTTCGCCCGCGAGTGGAAAACCAAGTTTAAATAAAGTTATTACAAGGTTACAAGAATTCATCGATGATTGTTTCGATGATAAAGGAGAGTTGATACAAAAAGATTATTTCAAAAATGTATCTACTAAGAATTGTAAATATTGTGAGTTTAAAAATAAGCCAGACTTATGTGATAGGAAACAAAAATGATAAGACAATCTTATAAATTTTATTTACCTGATATTATTGAGTTAAATAAACATACAGAGTTTAGTAAAAAGTTGAATGAGATGAATCCAACAAGGATTTACTTTTGGTATAACGAGGGTGAGTTATCATCAAAAGAAGTAAAACAATTTACAGATGAATGGCAAGAATTAGAACATAGTAATTTCAGTACTAAAATCAGACCATACTTTTTTGATAACTCAAATGATTTTGTAACTTGGGATTTTATACCATATAAATTACTTGATTTATACAAGGGTAAAATGATGTCTTATTGGAGATATCAATGGAGATACACCAAACGAAGTGATATATTTAAGGGATTAAAAGAGGCGAAAAGTATTTGGGATTTTATAAATCGTGAACAATTACCAACAAAAAAACAAAAGAGGAATGATGGCGAAGATAGCGATTATAGGGAGTAGAAGTTATACCAATTCAAGAAAGATAAAAGATTTTATATTTCAGTTAAAAGAAAAACTTGGTGATGAATTAGAAATAATAAGTGGTGGAGCAAAAGAGGGAGCAGATAAATATGCAAAAAGATTTTCTCTTGATTTTGATGTAAAGTATTCAGAGTTTCCACCGTATCACGAATCACATAATATTCATTGTGTATTAGAGTCCTTTAGATATGGAAAACCATATAATGTAGGGAATTATCATAGAAGAAACAAAGATTTAATAGAATATAGTGATAAAGTGGTTGCATTTTGTACTGATGGAGTGGTTTCAAATGGTACGGCTTCTGGTTTGAAACATGCTCATAAAATTGAAAAAAAGTATGTTATTTTAGATTAAAGTTATATTTATTATATATACATATATACATTATGGAGTTAAAATATGAGTGAAGTAAAATTAACTTCGGTAAAAGTTATATCGGAGTTATATAAAAAGTTTAAAAATGAAACTATTGAGAGCGAATTTTCATTACAAAAGTTGGTGAATAGAACACTCGATAGATTTGTTTATGAAGAAGATTTTAGAAAAGAGATATTAGAACACGAAAATCTTCATCAAAGTGGAAGTAAATTTTAATACAAAACAACAAAGGTTATAAATGGCAATCAAACTACCAAAATTAAAATCAGTTGAATCAAGAAAACGAAAAAAGAAAATACTATTATTATCAGATGACTTAAGAATGTCAAGTGGTGTTGGTACAATGTCAAGAGAGATTGTATTAAATACACTCGATAGATATGATTGGGTACAGATTGGTGGTGCTATCAAACATCCTGACGAAGGTAAGGTTGTAGATATGTATCAATCACTTAAAGATGAATATGGAATTGAAGATGGTTATTTAAAAGTATATCCTGTAAGTGGTTATGGTAATCCACAAATATTAAGACAAGTTATGGAGATAGAAAAACCTGATGCAATCTTACACTATACAGACCCAAGATTTTGGGGATGGTTGTATCATATGGAACACGAGTTAAGACAAGAGATACCTATTTTTTATTATAATATTTGGGATGATTGGCCAGCTCCAAAGTACAATGAGTTCTTTTATGAAAGTTGTGATTTGATTATGAACATTTCAAAACAAACTCACGCGATTGTACAAGAAGTTTGTGATAATAAACCAAGAACCGCTTGGGATTCAACATACATACCACACGGTATCGATGAAAAATCTTTCTATCCAATTACAGATGAAAAAGAATTGTTAGAAATGAAGAAGTTTAAACAAAGTTTAATCGGTAAAAGACCAAATGATTTTACATTATTATATGTAAACAGAAACATTAGAAGAAAGATGACTGGTGATTCATTGTTGGCTTTTCAATATTTTGTAAATCAATTACCTGAAGATAAAAGAGATAGAGTTACTTATGTAATGCATACTCAACCTGTTGATGAACACGGAACTGATTTACCAACATTGATTGAACACTTGATGCCAGAAGTAAATGTGGTGTTTTCTAATCAAAAATTAAATAATAAAGAAATGAATTATCTATATAATATCGCTGATGTAACTATGAATCTTGCAAGTAACGAGGGATTCGGATTAGGAACTTGTGAATCATTGATGAGTGGAACACCAATTATTGTTAATGTTACAGGTGGTATGCAAGACCAATGTGGATTTAAATTAAGAGATAAACTATTAAACTACAGAGATTATGGTGCGATTAAATCACTACATAATTGGAAAAATTGGGAGAACAATGAAGAACTAACTTGGGGTGATTGGGTGAAACCAGTATGGCCTAAAACTCGTTCTTTGATGGGTTCAGTTCCAACACCATATATTTTCGATGACAGATGTGATTGGGAAGATGCTGGTGAGAAATTGAAAGAATGGTATGATATGGATAAAGATGAAAGAAGAAGATGTGGTGTTAAAGGACATTACTTTGTAAAAGGTGATGGTATGATGAGTGCGAAAGCGATGGGTGATAATTTCTTCAATCATATGGAAACTGCATTTGAAAAATGGACACCAAGAAAAAAATATGAGGTACACAAAGTATGAGTAAACCATTAGTATTATTAACTGCTCCTATTACAACAAGGAGTGGATACGGAAATCACGCGAGAGATGTTGCTCGAGCTCTAATTGAATTAGATAAGTATGATTTTAAAATTAATTCAGTACCGTGGGGAAATACACCACAAACTGCGTTAGAGGAAAATAATGATTCTCATAATAAAATTAGACAATGTATTTTATCTCAACCGAGTTTACCTAAACAACCAGATTTACATATACATTTAGTAATACCAAATGAGTTCAAACCATTAGGTAAGAAAAATCTTGGATTTACAGCTGGTATAGAAACTACAGTACCTATTCCTGAATGGGTGGCTGGTGTAAATAGAATGGATGAAACTATATTTGTATCTAACTTTACTGAAACTGTTTTTAAAAATGCTGAGTTTCAAGATGAAAAAAATAAACAAGAAATTAAAATGACTAAACCATCTTCAGTATTATTTGAGGGAGTGGATACAGATGTATATAAAAAAGTAAACAAAGTTTCTGATGAATTAAACAATCAATTTAAAATTATCGATGAAAAGTTTTGTTTCTTATTTGTAGGACATTGGTTAAGTGGACAACTTGGACAAGATAGAAAAGATTTAGGGATGTTAATCAAGGTATTTTTAGAAACATTCAAGAATCAAAAAAATCCACCTGCGTTAATTGTAAAAACAAGTGGAGCAGATTTTAGTATCTTGGATAGGGAAGATATTAAGAAAAAAATGAAACAAATCAAAGGTAGTGTAAAAGGAAAACTTCCAAACATTTATTTAGTACACGGTGATTTTACTGATGATGAAATGAATGAATTATATAATCATCCAAAAGTAAAAGCACACATTACTTTCACACACGGAGAGGGATTTGGAAGACCATTGTTAGAGGCTGCTCAAAGTGGTAAACCAGTAATTGCACCAGCTTGGAGTGGACAAGTAGATTTCTTAAATCCAAACTATTCAGTACTATTAAATGGTAGTTTAACACAAGTACCTGCAGATGCATTTGCCAAAGGGATGATATTTGATTCACCAGAAAACAAATGGTTCACAGTCAATTATAATGTTGCAAGTAGTGTGATGAAAGATGTTGTAAAAAATTATGATAAATATTTAATAAAGGGTAAACAATTAGCCGTGGTAACTTCTAAAAAGTTTTCTTTTGAAGCGATGAAACAAGAGTTAGAAAAGATAGTTGATAAAATATTAGAAGATGTACCAAAACAAGTAGAGTTAAAATTACCAAAACTACAAAAGGTGAAAAAGTAATGGCAGAAAAAAGTATAACTTGTCCTGTTTGTTTTTCTGAAAGTCGTTGTTTCGAAGATGAACAAGAGGTAAATGGAGAAAAGTTCAGTTCTTATATTTGTTTCAAGTGTGGATATACAAGTAATTCAACATACAAATATGGAAGTCCTGAACTACAAGCAGTACAAACAAGTTCAACACAATTGATGAATGATGTTTGTTTTTATGATGAAGATAGAGAAATAATGTGGTTTCCTACCGTATTAAATATGGGACAATTAGGAGTAATCTATCCTGAAGGTACTGAAAATAATTGGGTATATAAGTTTGCTCAAGTTAGAAAACTTACAGAGTTAGAGAAGAAAGACCCTAAGTTTGAAGGACACGATAGTATGTTAGATGTTGAGGATGCCAAAACATTCGGACAATATGAGTTTTTAGATGCGTGTAAAGATATGGGTATTATAAAGGATTTAGATGGCGATTCGTAATACAGCGTGGAGTAAAGTTAAACCAGGTCAAATTATAAGTTTTCGATACAAAGGAAAGTTCGATAAGAAATCTGTAAAGAGAACTATTATATTATTGAATCCTGATTATAGGTTTAAAAAAATATCTACTGGTAGACAAAAGAGATTTGTAGTTGGATTACAAATAGATACAGGTACTACAAGACCATTGGTATCAACAAGAATGGAATCTTTAATGAGAGAGTTGGGTGGTGCTGATTTAAAAGAGGGAGCGATAACTATAGATGTACCAGGTAAAGATACAACAAAACCATCAAGAGCTGAAACAAGAAACATTTATAAAAGAATAGATGATTTTGTTAGAAAAAACAAAAATTGGAGAACTTATGATAGGATAAAATGTCTAAGAAATAGAGTTTATCTTGAAGTTGATTCAGATTTAATTCCAAAAGATATTATGGATGAGTTTGTTGAAAAACAAGCGAGTGAGATGGGAGTGGATAAAATACAGGAATTATTAAATGAAGATTAGTTACGGAATTACGGTTTATAATGAACACAAAGAATTAGATAATTTACTATTTCATTTATCTAAACACATAAGAGATGAAGATGAAGTAGTGGTTACACAAGATGTATCTAAAAAAGGAACAGGTGTTTTTGAACCTGAATTTCAAGCACTTGAAAAGGTGTTGGAAAAATATGAGTATGGTAATTATTTCAAGAATTTAAAAGTAACAGAATTTCGTTTCAACAAAGATTT